GGCTCTTCGTGGTAGTTACGGGGAATACCTTCTTGCTCACGGAAAACCCGTGACCATTCATCGGTACGTTGGTCATAGACTCCATCGAAGCATTCATTGAGAATTGGCTCAACGATACTTCTAAAGTCCGTACTGCGCATTGGAGCGGCCATTTTTTAGTCCCCCTTAAATTGCATTGATGGTGGCAACATACTGGCTACGGCTCACTTGAACCTGAACCACGGTGTATGCGTCACCCCATGCGTTATCGACACCGGGAGTCAAGTTGATGATTCGCAAATCACCTACGTTACCCGAACCCACCAAACTCGTAGAGATGGTGCATTGAGACAAACCAGTGGTGGTTGAACCAGCACTAATGTTTGTGAAGTTCGCTTGGTCACCAATAGAAGTTTGTGCCAAAGAACCATCTGCCTGAATGTCGTAAACGATGTTAGGGTCAGAATAGTAATAAGTCACTTCAGAACCAGTTTGGTATGCAGTGTTTGCAATCCATTGGTTGCTGACAATACGACGACCAGTGAGGTCGGTGTACTCGTGACCCGCAAATGCACCTTGGAAGGCGCTACCAGCAGTTGCGGCAACGATGTTACCGCTTGTGTTCAGGGCTACAGGTTGGCCTTTCAAAATGCCAGTGTTGTAGGCTGAAGCAATACCGTTAGGGAGAGCAACCGCTCTGTCCAAACCCGTAGGATGGAAAGAAGGACGCAGACCAAACGGAGCATTAGTTGAAGACATAGTCTTACTCCTTAATGTTCAGTTAAACACCCTACCCAGCAAAATGCGGAGCAGGAATCGGTTTGTCAATGTCATTAAGCCCTTCGCCTTCAATCTGACCGAGGCTTCTGCCCCGACTATCGCGTCCCACGTTTTGCTCTGCTTGAAGGCGAATTTTGTTCGCTTCTTCCAGCGGTGCATCATGGTGAAAATGAGCCATTACCTCTTGATACATATCCATAGGGATTTTGTACAGAAGCATCTCATTACACGAGATATAACCTTCATGCTCTCCAGCCTTTACACGGTTATTTCGCATCTCAGGTAACTCATCCGCTTTCACGGGAACGTACCCTAATCGAATCCGTTTATCTATGCTGTCGTAACTGTTAGTTGTCGATAACCAGCAAACGTGCCATCCCTTCATATCAGGAACAGCGGGCAATGCACTTTGTGTCCATTCGTCTTTCCACATCTTGCGACGTTCATCCGACGATGCCATTTTCTCTTCAGGAGCCTCGCGAATCGTGTCGCGACTGCCGCGATTTTCGCGGTCTCCAGCAGATAAATTTTTCTTTAAACGAGAATCCATTTTATTACTCCTTAACCGTTATTGTTGCGTGCTTCTAAGGCGTAGCGTCGAATCATCTTCGCTCGTTTCTCAGCGTCATCCCACATACCTGCATCTTTCATAGCCCTGACTTGGTCAGGAGACAAAGTAAACGAGTTACCTCTGCCATTATTCGATGCAAATTCGCGGCCTGAACTCGTCACTGCACTTCGCGGTCTTGAGCGTGGTCTCTCATTTGCATCTTCAGTATACCTGTGGGGTACTACTCTTTGCAAGCGCCTGTCAAGTTCTTCCCAATACTCGGCAGTTTTTGGGTCATAACCCTCTTCTGCAAGGATTGCGTCTTCATTCAGGGCGCGGCGTGAGTCGGGGTCTTTCCCATTTGGGTCGTACCACGGGTTATTTGACATCCAGTTGTTGGCATGGCGTTGTAATTGTGGGTCTGGAGCCTGAATCGTGCGTTGTGCCTGTGGAGCAACAGCGCGTTTCTTCAGATTTGCCAAAGCCTCAGCTTGACGACGTGCCTCGAACCACATTTCTTGCGCAGAAGTCAGCAATTCACCGTTGCCATTGCGTGTAGCCTCGGCAATCTTCTGTTTTGCAAACAAAATGCGGTTGTCTTGGTCTTCAATCGCTTTGTCAAGGCGTGCAAGGTCACTTCCGTGCGACTTGCGTTCCAAAACAGAGAGACGTTCGAGCAATTGCTGGTTCTGACGCTCTAAAAGGGTCAATTTAACGTCTTTTTCGGTCGAAACCTGCTTGTGGTACTCCTTGCGACGCTGGCGCTTGAGGCGTTTTTGCTCACGAAGGGCTTCTGCGTCGGCATCAACAGCACCACCGACCATCATTTCCTTTTGTCGGGCGCGTTCATCGGACTCATCAGAGTCGTCATCGTGTTGAACTTCAGGAGAGGGGATACTTTCAGGCAACTCAATGGTCGCCGAGCCGTCTTTTTCTTCCTGAATGACGATAACTTCTTGTTCTGCTACTTGATTGTCTGTACTCATACGAATGCCCTCACTTCAAGTGGATTACCTGTAATTTTGGCAATCACTTCGTGGTCGTTCAGCACCATGAATTCGACGTTTTCGTCTTCTCCATGCGGAACAGTCCAGCGGTCGCCAGTCCATTTTGGTACTCGTAGGAAGTCTCCTACTTCGCACCAGATACCTTCAACCCAAGGCTCCATCGTGTCGCGTTTTTTGAACGCTAATGGGCCAAATGCAATCACTTTGGCAACGGGGTTTTGCGCCCGTTCAGTGTCGCGAGTCTCTTCAGGCAAAATAATCCCAGATTGAGTCATTCGTTTCTTGGCTTTGCGTAACTGCACGAGTACACGCGCACCAAGGGGAATCGCACCGGGGTCTACAAGAGGAAATGCTTCCTCTAAATCAGCGGAATTACCCGCTACCGTGCTATCGGTCATCTTCATCTTCTTTCAAAAGGTGGTTAAGAATTTCAAGGGACGCTTCAAGTCCTTGGTTTTCTCCGACTAGACGTTGATATGCGTTGTAGTCTGGCGCATTTCCATGTGCCAAACCACTTGCAATCTCTGTCTGACGCGCTTTTACAGCGCTGATAAAGTCGGATAAAACCTTCATGCGTTGGACTTATCTACGCCCTTGGGCTGGGAAAAATTCCCGTGGTCGCTGTTAGCCTCTGGCATAGTCGCTTTTGATTGCTCTTTTAGTGATTCGCCTGTAATCCAAGCGCCAGCCGCCATGCGGGTCTTCTGACGTACTTGTTCTGATTGAATTTCTTTAACTTCGTTTTCCATTTCATTCTCCTAAATTGCGTTGTGTTGCTTGGTTGAGTTGAATTGCAGTTTCTTCCTGCTCTTTACGCAGTTTGACCTCGTCTACAGTCAACTCTGCGGTCTTGATACGCTCTTGCGTCAAGTTGTTCTCGGCGTTCATGGCAATCTTGGCGTCCCTGTCCATAGCGTCTTTTTCCATTTCTGCTTGGAACTTCTGGGTGTCGAATGCCAGCTTGGCTTGGTCTGCCGCTGTACGGCGCTGTGTCTCTGCCATAGATGCTTGCAACACAGCCAGAGCGTCGCCTTCCATTGGAGGAGGCTGTGGCTTGAACTGTTGCATCAATTGGCCCAACTGCTCAAGGGCAGGCAACACGCCTTGGAACACCTGCGCGGAGTCCAAACTGACGTGGTCAGACGCTACAGCAATGGCGCGGTCAATTTCTTTGGCAATCTTGCTCTCTTCATACTTGCCTAGCTTGACATCGCCAGCCGCCAAAACGTAGCCCTGCACCTGCTGGGTGTACCAAAGCATCATGTGTTGCTTGATATGTTCTAGCACCTGCGGAATGAACTTGGGCGCGATAAGGCGGTTTGAACCTAGCATCGGGTCAAGCGCAAAGGTCAAGTGCGTCTGAATGTGTGCAAGGTGGTCTTGACGTGGATAGGCAAAGGCTGGGCGTCCCAGTGACATTGCGCTGTTCTCGTCTGCCGCGTTCAACTCTGCTGGCTTGCCAGTGTTTGGCATCAGTTCATTGACGTTTGGAATTTTGAGTTGCTTGAGCATTCGGCTCACCACCGCACGCTGGTCAAAGATGGCTGGGAACTGGGCAGACAACTGCATGACTGACTGCATCTGGGCGACACGCTGGGTCTCGCTGAAGATGTGAGGGTCAGACACTGGAACCACGTCGCTGTTGCGTCGGAAGTCTTCGCGCTTGATAGGCAACTCAGCAACGATGTCACCCTTGCGTTGCTCGTCCAAGTGCCAGCGGTTGATACGTCCAAGGATGTGCAGGACGCGGCGCTGGGCGTCATGCAAGCGTGCGTGAATGGAGGAGAACACTACCGCGCCCTGCTCAATCAACGCTTGGGTCGTACCCACGGGCATATTGCTCTTAGCGTCTGCAATCTTCTCTTCGGCGGTGGTCACCACGCCCTTGGCTTCGGTCGTTAGCCAACCCAGCAACTGGTACAGCACAGGGGAGGGTGGATTGAACGGCATGGGCATTGCAATCTTGCGGATGTCATCCACACCGATGCCGCCTTCAATCTCGGTCACTTGGGTAATTTCAATTTGGTCTGACTGGCCTGAGACCTTCGCGCCTTTCAGCTTGAGCATGGTCAAGGAGTTGTTGACGTGCGCAGTGTCCAGCAAGGCCCTTAATGACCCCGTAGCGGCGGCGGAAAGACCTCCGATGAGGTGAGGTAGCCCGATGGCATACGCGCCTCTCCAAGGGATGAATTTGAATTCGACAATCCAGTCCAGCTTCGTGAAGGTTTCGTCGCCTTCTTCCCAGTTGCGGTACAAACCCAAGACCTTGCGGTCAAGTTCGTCAATCATCAGGATGTAGGGCGCGTTTTCGCCTTTGGTGCGCTCATCGTCATCAAGGTCAAGCCATGTGTAGATGTGGTACACGCGGCGCAGACCGTCTTCACCGTCCTCAAACTGCTTGCCTTCAATTTTGGCGTTGGCCTTCTCGGCGGCAGTCTGCTCAGGCTCTGACGTGGTGCGGATGAAATTGATGTCGCGATACAGGCCACGGTCAATACGTTGCTTGAACTCCCACTCGCTGATGTCTTGCTGTTCGGTCACCCGTTGTGAGGTGTAGAAGTTGGCAGACGCAAAAGGAAGCAGGATGTTGTCAATGGCAACGAATTCGGCGCAAGGTCTGCGCTTTTTCTCGTCGTACCACAGTTTCATAAACTGTGAACCACCCAACGGCAACTGGGTCAGCATTTGCTCCTGCTCGTCCCTAAACTCTTCAATCTGCTCGGTCAACTGCCAGTTCATGTAGTCGCGCTTGCGCTCGGCAGTCTCGGTCTTCTCGTCCGTGACATCGCCCAAAATCTTGGTCTTGGCAGGCCCATCAGGCGGGAACATTTCCTTGATAGCGCGGGATGCAAAGTCCACGCAGGCTTCAGCCATCATAGGGTGGACAACCTTAGAGGCTCCGAGGAACTGAGCGCCACCGGGCGCGTCGTCACCCATACCAGTACGGCGCAGACCTTCTTCGTATTGCTTGTCGCGCTTCTTACGGGCTTGGCGGTCGTTGTCAATCAGGTCGATATAGCGAGTTGCCATCGCCTCTAAATCCATGATGCTGATGACCTCTTCAGCCAAGTTGGCGTAAAAGTCTTCGTCCTCGGCTGGGCCTTTGAAGTCTTCCAGCTTGACGACAGCGGAGCCGTCAGGCAATTCCTCGACATCAGGGTCTTCGCCGGGGAGCATATCGACCTCAGCGCCGCCCTCGTCAGTCATGCGAATGCCTTCGATGTATCGGTCTTCGTCTGGGCCAATTGGGTAATCTGTTGCCATGCTTATCTCGCTCTAAGTTGTGTCAACCCACCACGTTTGCGGGGCTGTACTGGGGTTGGTTTGAACATGATTCCCATCGGTTTGCTGGCGTTTGGGTTAATCATGCCCTCGTAGCCGTACTCTTTGACCAGACGCTCGTAATCGTTGGCCTCTTGCAGGGGTGACGTAATGCCAGCGTTGACTTTGGCAGTGAAGGGCGTGCGGTTGGACTCACGGGCCAGCGCACGAAAAGCCAGCGGGTCTTTGGTGATGTCGTACAGGTTCTGCGACTCGCCACGGTAACGATTGACGCCAAGGCCCGGCTCAGGGGCTATGGCTCCCGGCTCACCAAGGTAGACGTAGGAGCGGTCACGCACGCCACCAGCGTAATCACGCAAGCGTTCTGCCTCCGCGCCCTTGATGCCAGAGCCATACTTGGCTGGGTCAAGCAGTTGCAAATCTGGGTTGTTGCTAAAGTGCGTCAAAACCGATTGGCTTTCGGTTCCCTTAGCGGGTCGGTTTGCCGCGCTCAAGTAGTCGGGCATTCCGCCAGCGAACTTGGGGTCGACAAACTCAGGCGGCAATAGAACGGCCTTTTGGGGCGCGAACTGGAAGTTGTTGGCAAACTCTTGCCGCTTGGCGGCGCGAATCTCGTTGACCAGTGCGGTGTCCTTGCGTCGCAAAGCCTCGACCTCAAGGTCTTCCAGCTTGGCAATGTTGCTCTTCAGCTTGACATTGAGTGGGCTGTAGTTCACCAGTGAGTTCTGCCCACGGGTCTCAGCGGTCATAGCCAAGCGCGCAAGGGGCGAGTACATCTGCTGGTGGATGGCCCATGCCACCTCTTCGCCTTTGGGGCCAAACTGGTTGCCATAGATGGCGTGGCCCAGCAAGTCGTGGACGGCGCGGAACTTCTCGTTCTCGTTCAGGCCAGTCGCCTTGTCGACGCGGTTAAGAAAGTCGTGGGGGTCGCCACCTTGGAAGACGTACAGGTGCTTGTTGCCATGCACGTCAGCCATCATCTCTTTGGAGCCGCCAAGGTAATCGCCTTCACCTGCGCGGTGGTACGAAAAGTTGTACGGCAGACGCTTGAACTGCTCGTCGGTTTCCTTAGCGAGTTGGCGATAAGCCTTCTCCATCAGGTCGTCGTAGTTCTTCGCTCCTGTTTGCTCAAGCAAGTCAGGCATTTGCTTGGCGTAGGCGTCAAACACCGCGCTCTTGTATTCAGGCGAACCCTCAACAGCAAGCTGGTGGGCGCGGCCTATAGCAGATTGCTTGGCGAGGGAACTCTCTGGTATCTCAGGTTTTGCAAAGTCAATGCCTTGCGTGTCTTTCGTGAAGCGTTGCGCGATTTGTAGGGGCTGATTTGACGCTGGGTCAGCAATCAGTCTTGCCACCTCTTCATCCGAGATGCGGAGCGGAACTTGGCTTCCAGCCTGTCCTGTGCTTCCTCCGACAGGGGCTTGGCCTTGTAGTTCATCCGCTTCTCGAAGTCCGCGACTCTTTGCTCCACTGACGTCAAGCGAGGTTGGGCTGACCCGGTAGAAAGGCCCTTCTTGTTTGGTTGCATACGTTGCTCCTTGTGGTTTCCCCGCTGGTGCGGTCATTGCCTCTGGTTGTAAGGGATTAAGTTTACCAGAGTTTGCGCCTGTAAGTTTATCGTAGCCTTTAACAACACCCTTGCTTAACTTAGCCGCGCCCAAACCACCAACGATGGCGGCAGGTATTTCAGTCAGTGGACTAAAGCGCCCTTGACTCATCAGGCCAGCCTCTTGCGCACGTTTAATCATGTGTTCAGAGCCGCCAATAGGCAAGCCGTCTTCGGTCTTCAAGGACTCGGACAGACTGCCAAACATTGGCACGCGCTCCTCTTTCTCGCCGGGCTTGAGTGGGTCAGCTAGTACAGAGCGGTATGCAGGCTTGGTCAATAGTTTGTCAATGGTCACTGACTTGAGCGGGTCGACCACGAGGTCAACAGCAAGGTGGGCAAGGTCAGGCGCACCACCTGCAATCTGTGCCGCCGCAATCTTGGCAAGCTGGGCGCGGGCGCGGCCTGAGTTCTTCAGACGGTCGTAATCACTGGCAAGACTTTGCTTGGTTTCGTCGTACATCTCAGCGGCATTCTTCTTGATGTCGCTCCACTTCTTGCTAGATGTGAACGGTTCGGATGAATAGCCAATGCTTTCTTCAGGTGAGGCAATACCGCCACCGTCGAACCATTGAATTTTCTTAAATGCGCCACCGCCCTCAGCCATTTCAACGTCGCCCTTGATGGCTGACTCAGGCAGAATGAACTCTTGCCATTCGCCAGTCTCAGGGTTCTCTGAGCGGAGTTTATAGCCCGGCTCGTAAGGCGTGCGCTTGGCTTTACCTGTTTCTGGGTCAATAATCTTCTTGCTTGTCCAAGGCTCACCCTCCCACATGAGTTTGTTGCCGTGGCGATAGCGCTCCACAATGGTGTAGGGCGCTTTGTTCCTCTTGGCGCTGTCTTCAGTAAACACGCGCTGGCCCTTGTCGTATTTGTAATCCCAAGAATCCATCTGCTTTTGTGCATCCATTGCACTGGCGCGGACGGAATCCATCAGGGATGTGTGGAAGTCCTGAATGCCTGTCAATGGTTTGTTTGCGGTGACGGGCGCGTTCATGCCAGCAGACTGAGCCGCCTTGCCAATTGCATCAGAAGCCGCCTCCTCACCAGAGAACAGCCTCTTGAATCCCTTTGCCGCGCCCCTGACTATCTTGCCACCGTCAGCCATGAACTCAATCTTCTTGAAGGCTCCGCCACCACCTGCCATGCGTTGGCCCATAGCGGCCCTTAAACGGGCGTCAGCGGCCTTAATGTCCACCTTGCCACCCTTAGCCATACCACCAGACATACGGGCCTGCATTGCCGCCGCTAGGCGTGCGTCTGCCGCGTCGATGTCGACCGCTCCGCCATTCTTGCGCAAGAAGCCTTCGCCAGTGACAAGGTCTTTCATCACCTTCTGGGGCGACTGGCCTGTCTGCTCGGCAGTGCGCTTGATGAGGCGCTCAAGGTTGTCCACATAGTTCTCTGGCTTGGTCTTGAGAGCAGTCACGTCAGCAGAGCCATACCAGCCCAAGGCTTGCGCTTCCGCAGGCTCGACGCCATGACGCTTGGCCCCTCGTTGCCACAGGTCTTCAAAGCCTGCATACTCAGAGCCAGAGGGCGCGGCCTCCCAAAAGCCGGGGCGTTGCTTTGCCTCGCGCATCGTCATCTCGCCAGTGTCAAACATCTCACGAGGCTTGTACGAGTTAATGATTCGGCCTTCTTCGTCCTTCTCGACCAGCTTGGACGTGAGCCAACGTGGGTCGCCACGCTCGATGATGGGGCCACGCACAGCGTTGACGTCTACGGTCACAGGCTTGAGGTTGCCAAGCAGGTTCTCGTAGAACGTGCCAAGTTTCTTGTTGGGTGGAAGAGCGCCAGCGATGTCGCCTTGACCAATCATCACGGCGCGGTTGAAGATGTCGCCTTGGGCCAGTGAGCCGTAGCCGGGTGGCAACTCAACCAATTGACGACCTTCAGCGAGTGTCGGGTCGTCCTTGAGCGCCTTCTTGAGTTTGTTGGTCAGGAGTAGTGAGTTTGCAGGCAGTTGGCCCGTCTCGCTCAGGTGGTACAGGTACGAACCCATCTGGTTTTGCTTGTCCACTGGGTTGCGTTGGCTGGCGCTTGCCAGTTGGGCCATCAGTGACTCGAACTGTTCTGGTGTGCGGCCTGCATCCATCGCCACTTGACGCAGAGGCTCTGTGCCGTACCACTCGGTCATGTTGAGGTCTTTGCCTTGGTTGATGAGTTTGTCAACCTTCTTGCGGGCGGTGGGGCTGTCGAGCAGGTCTTGCATCCGCTCGGTGTATTTGGGTGACTTGCCTGCCGCACGGGCGGCGTCCACCTTGGGCATACGGGGCAGGTCTTTCTGCTCACGCACGGTGTACATCCCTTGGTCACGGGGCATCAACGGCAGGCCAGTGCCAGACGGCGTGGTCATGGGGGCTTGCTTGGAACTCAGCACCTCATCTATCTTGCTCAGAGGCTCGTCCCGGTCTCTCAACAAGCGCTTGACCGCATTCAGGCCACCTTTAACCACTGCTAGTTTTGGGTTTTTTGGTTCTGCCATAGTTACACCGCTTGAGGTTTGATGTATGCGAGTGAATCGTTCCGACGCTTTGCATCGGACTCAATCGCGTTTAGGTCTTCAAGAACCTCACGGTGAACCAACTCTAAATTGCGAACACGCAGGAATTCATCAATGACGTTGAACCGCTCAACCGACCATAGCACGCGAGGCCTGATGTGCAGGCGCAGACGAAAACGATAACTGACCACCTCATACTTTGCGATGTCATACCACGCCCACACAGCGACAAAGCCACCAGCCGCACGATAAATGTTCAGCCCCAGTTTTTTGTAGTGGCCCTCTTTGGTGAAGTTAATCATGGCCTTCCTTTACACCGCGTATGGGTTGACCCGCTCTTTGCGGGCATAAGCATAGTCATCTTCATCATCATAACGAAGGTCGGGATTGATGTCGAGGAAACCCATGTCTTTCAGTAACCGAATCGCTTGCGTTGCGCTGTCGACGTAGTCATCATGAGCGGCGTCAGGGAAGGCGCATATCTGAGACAGGAACCCTTCGCACCAGTCCTTGACATAGCCCTTGTGGACAGACGACTCAGGGAGCCAGACGCGCCCAGTCGCAAAGATGGAGGCGGTAATCTGCAAGCGGGTCATCTTGTCAGCACCGCCGGGGTTCCACGCACGCACAGGCAGGTGCATGGCCTGCAACTCCTGCACCAGAGACAGACCCGACGCCTTGGCCTCCACCAGTATCAGGTCAGGGCGTTTGGCATCTTTGCCATCCCCATAAGAGACGCGCCACTCATCCAGCACCTTGGGCTTCAGCTTGGGGAACGTCAGATGCTCGGCCCAGCAGTCAAGGAGCAGGACGGACATCGGGCCATCCTGCGGCTTGAACACGCCCCACGTTGTCATGGCGGTCGGGTCGTTGTAGGTCTTGTCAGTGTAGGCAGAGTCGTAGGACTGCACGATGTACTCGAACTTAGGGAATGGCTTGTCATGCGGATACATCTTGAACATATCGCGACTAACCACCTTGCCGTCTTCAAGGTCGATGATTTTGCCCATCACCTCCTGCTCGTACAGCTTACTGCCCCTGTACTGCTCCAACTGATTGCGGAAGGTCGAGGCAAGGTTGGCCTCGTTCTCGTAGGTGCTGGCGCGGTCAATGATGACATCCTCACCCTCGCGCCCAACTAGGTCGAGTATCAAGTCCTTGGGGCGCGGTGTCGTGGTCACGATGACACGGGGCTGGTCACCCAGACGTAAGCCCATCATCATCATGTCCCACGCCTCACCCTCACCGAGGTACTGGAAGGCGGCTAACTCGTCAGCCCAGCACCAGTGGAATTGCGGGCCACGCAAACGCTCGTAGGAGTCGCCAGAGATGCCACGGATGGACGAGCCGTTGACCAGCGTTATCTCATGGTCTTGCTTGTTGTACTTCGCCACCAACTCGGAGGGGATGTTCGCCAGCAGTCCTGACTTACCCTCAAAGCAGGTGAACTTGATGTCATTGGATGTGGGCGCGAGTACCAGTCCACGGGAGCCGGGGTGCGTCCAACACCACCACCACAGGGCTTGACTCCCTGCGTGGGACTTGCCTGCGCCCCTGCCTGCAATCAGCGCCCAGACCGTCCAATCCTGCTCAAGCGGGGGCGGTATCTGGTACTTGTGTGCGCTGGCTATCCATTCAGCGTGCGCAATGTAGGCAATGCGGTCATGCTCAGGCTTGGCGTTGAACTCCGCCTGCACCTCTGGGTCTTCGAGCAACTCAGCCAGCACGCTTGGTCATCTCCATGTTGCGGATGATGTCAAGGAACTTGTTGGCGTTGGTGTCCTCAGTCTTGATGGCGG